TAATTGATTTAGCTAAGAAGTGGGATGTTAAAGAATATTATGACCCAAAACAATTTGCAAAAGAATATATTAAACCTAGATTGGTGGCTGGTATTAAAGTTGAAATGGAACACACAACGGATGTTAGTATTGCAGCTGAAATAGCTATGGACCATTTATGGGAAGATTTACATTACTACGAAAAGTTATCAAAAATTGAAAACGAAAGTTTATTAGAATATAGTGGAGCTGATTCTTTTAATGATGGTAATAGTGTAACTGGATATCAATGGAATCCTAATTGGGAAGATTACGATGCAGCTGGATATTATACGGCAGATTTGCCAGGTTGGGCTAACTATCACCAAAAACCATCTGACCATGAATTAAAAAGATTAAAAAATCAAGCTAAACTTCCTGTTGATAATCACGATGATAGTGTACACAAATATAATCGTACATTAAAATATGGATATAAATTACCAGCTGATTTTGTAAAAGGTGATGGTAAGAGTACACCAGGTACTACTGATGCATATCCTAATCAATATGATAATCAACCTGGTACTGATGAAAGAATTAATATGGACCCAAATATTGATATAGATGGGGAAACTATAAAGGATGATGAAAGACACATTGCTAAAAGTGTAAAATTAAGAAATCCAATTAAAGAATCATTATTAATGGAAGGTGGTGCATATGGACATATGAACCATCCATTTGATATTGAAATGAATCTTACATTTGGTGATTTAAAAAATATTGTTAAAAAAGCACTTAGTGGTGATTTGGAATTGGCAAGAGAAAAGACTGACGGACAAGCATTAGCAGTTAGTTGGGTAAATGGTAGATTAGTTGCAGCTCGTAATAAATCACACCTAAAGAATAAAGGTGAGGGTGCTATGACAATTGGTGATGTTGCATCTAAATTTGCAAATAGAGGGGGATTAACCGATGCATATAATTTTGCTATGCAAGACCTTTCTAAAGCAATTAGTTCACTATCAGCAGCTCAGCAAGATAAAATATTTAAAAAAGGTAAATGTTTTATGAATTTAGAAGTAATATGGCCGGCATCAGTAAATGTAATTCCATATGGTCAACCGCTTTTAGTATTTCATGGTACATTTGAATATGATGATGCTGGTAATGCAATTGGACAAAATCAAGACGCTGCAAAAATATTAGCAGGAATGATTAAGCAAGTAAACGCAGATGTTCAATCAAAATATACTATACAAGGACCCCCAATGCAATCTCTACCAAAATCACAAGACCTTTCAAAATTACAAGGTAAATATTTTGGTATGATTTCTAAACTACAATCCGAGTTTGGATTAAATGATAAAAATGGAGTAGCTGATTATCATCAGGCTTGGTGGACAAATTTTGTTGATAAGAACGCAAAAAAATTAGATGCACAACAAAAAATAGGATTAGTTAAAAGATGGGCTTTTGGTGATAAAAGTTTTCGTATAGCAGATATTAAAGATACTAAAATAAGAGCTTGGGCTGAGCAAACTGATAAACAAGACCAACAAAAGATATCAAAACAAAATCTAATGAGATTTGAAGAAATATTTTTAGGGGTAGGTGCTGATGTTTTATCATTTATGGACTCAGTATTAACAGCAAATCCATCACAAGCTACTAAACAAATGTTAGCTCGTTTAGATAGTACAATAGCTCAAGTAAAAGCAAGTGGTGACCCTAAAAAAATTGAAAAACTTAAATTAGAATTAAGTAGAATGCAAGCATTGGGTGGGTTTGACAAGATTGTACCAAATGAGGGGTTGGTATTCGTATATGGTGGCAACACTTATAAATTAACTGGTGCATTCGCACCCCTAAATCAAATTTTAGGTATTTTCTTTGATAAATAATTGTTTTCTTTATTTTGATATACTTATATATACAAATATATCGTAAGTAATATGGCACAGGAATTTAAGAAAAAATTTATGCACCCAACTCGTAGAAAGTTGGCTGATATGGTTTTAACTGGAGGAGAATACGAAAAGCAGACCCAAATATCATTTTCTGGGACAGATACTCAAAAACAAAAAAGAAAAGTAGGTGAAGTATGGACTGACTCCGATGGTAAAACTTGGGAGCAGATGGAAGCGGGCAAAATAAGAGTATCTGATAATGATGATTTAATGGCAGATACAAGAGCTTATTTGGATAAATTAAATAGCTGTAAAGCTGATGATTGTCAAACAATTAAATTAGAAAGGGTAGATAAAAAACTTATATCTAAAACTGGGTATTGTTTACATTGTCTTACTAAAAAAGAATTTCAAATTAAAATGGATGGATTGTGGAAAGAATATGAAGATTATAAAATCTATTCTAATATGATTGCACATGGTAAAGAAATAGTTGCACAATTTGAACAAGCTTATAAAGATTGTAAACAAACATATGAAATTGTAAAAGAAGATGGTACATTAGAAAAATGGACTATGGAAAGGGATGCAGAAGAAATGAAAGCAGAAATTCTTAAAGATATTGAAAATTATAAAATAGAAATTAAAATGGCTATTCAATTAAGAAATACCGCTTGGGAAAAACTAAAAGATAAAAATTACGATTTAGTAAGACCTCTTAAAGACTAATATGAATACTGGTATAACACAAAAGAAATCTTTAAAAGATATAATTGCAGAAGAATATAAAAAATGTGCGGTAGACCCGATACATTTTATGAAAAAGTATTGTATGATTCAGCATCCGGTTAGAGGTAAAATACCATTTCACTTATTTCCATTTCAAGAAAAAACTTTAACACAATTTAAGGATAATAGATTTAATGTAGTATTGAAATCAAGACAGACGGGTATATCTACTCTTTGTGCTGGATTTTCATTATGGAAAATGATATTTAACCAAGATTTTAATATATTGGTTATTGCAACAAAACAAGAGGTTGCAAAGAACTTAGTTACAAAGGTAAGAGTGATGCATGAATTACTTCCTAGTTGGCTTAAAAACGGGTCAATGGAGGATAACAAACTTTCCCTTCGCCTGAATAATGGCTCTCAAATTAAGGCTATTGCTAGTTCTCCTGATGCAGGACGTTCTGAAGCCCTATCCCTCCTTATATTTGATGAGGCTGCGTTTATTGAAGATATCGATGAAATATGGACATCAGCTCAATCTACGCTTTCAACGGGTGGTGCTTGTATTGCATTATCTACTCCTAATGGTGTTGGTAATTGGTTTCATAAAACTTGGATGGATGCAGAAGAAAGTAGAAACCCATTCAATACAATCAGATTACATTGGAGTGTACATCCTGAGAGAGACCAAAAGTGGAGAGATTTACAAGAAGAATTATTAGGAAAGAAAGGAGCAGCACAAGAATGTGATTGTGACTTTGTATCTTCTGGTGATAATGTAATAGACCCAGAATTATTAATGTTCTACAAAGATTCATATGTTCAAGAACCAATTATTAAAGATGGTATTGATAGTAATCTTTGGAGATGGGAATATCCTGATTACTCAAAATCATATATGGTTGTAGCGGACGTTGCTAGAGGAGATAGCGCCGACTATTCAGCATGTCATGTAATAGATATACAAAATGCAATTCAAGTTGCTGAATATAAAGGTAAAATGGATACAAAAGATTTTGGAAATTTTTTAGTATCATTAGCAACAGAATATAATGATGCTTTACTTGTAATAGAAAACGCAAATATTGGTTGGGCATCAATTCAACAAGTGATTGATAGAAATTATAAGAACCTATTCTATATGAGTACGGATTTAAAATATGTTGATGTTGAAAATCAAATGACAAATAAACATAGAGCACAAGAAAGAGGATTGGTAGCTGGATTTTCAACTACTTCAAGAACTAGACCTCTTATTATATCTAAATTAGAAGAATACTTTAAAGAAAAATCAATTACAATTCGTTCATCTCGTTTAATTGAAGAATTATTTACTTTTATTTGGATTAATGGTAGAGCCGAAGCTATGAAGGGTTATAATGATGATTTAACAATGTCATTATCAATTGGATTATGGGTAAGGGATACAGCACTTCGTTTAAGACAGCAAGGTATTGATTTAACAAAACAAGCTTTAGGTGGTATTACTCAAAATACAACTTATATGGGAGTATATGGTGGAAACAATATGACAAATGAAGAAAATCCTTGGAAAATGAGGAATGGTGATGATTGGGAAGATTTATCTCAATGGTTATAAGGGTTTTAATATTTTAAGATATTTATAGAATATAACTTAAATATTGAATTGCATAAATTGCAAACAAAA